TTGTATTTGTAAATCCAAAGTCGCTATCTGCTAATCCAATTGTAGAAAGAGGGTCTGGTGTTGTATCAATTCTTGATAACCCTATATCTGAATCATTTAATCCAATCGACTGTTGGAAGAGAGTAGTTTTTGCTTCACGTATTATATCTGAAGTATTTATCGAGCCATAAAAACTCACTTTCATCTCAAAATCAAGCGTGTAGATAATAGTTCTTCGTTGTTCTAATGATCCCTCAAAGTCATCAGCAAAACTCAGACCTTGTATAATGATTGGGATATCCTCTTTAAAATCTGGATATTCTGTACTGAACGGCTTAATCGTAAGAGTGTATTGAGGGTTGAATGTAGGTAAAATTTGTTCTACCATTTGCAAAGCATCATCTTGGGTCTTTGCGTATATATTTAATTGAAAATTAATACTGTATGGTACTGGAGAATAGAACTTTTGTCTATTTGTATTTGCTGACCCAAGTGTATTAAAATTACTTACCTTTGTTAGTTGTCTTGCTGCATCATATGTAAATGAAGTAATTTCAAAAGACATACGAGGGAGTTTAATTGCAACCTGTGAGTTCGCACTGAGATCAGGATTCTCTCTTATCCTTTCAAGATACTTTTGTTTTGGTGCATAAGAGAGTGGAACTTTCAGTTGGCTGTTTGGTCTGACAACATATATGTTGTTAAACAATTTACCAAAAATTGCTACACAAGTTCTAACCTTTTTATGGTAAAAATGGGTACCAAACATTAATTATTCTCCGGATCTCCAAATGGATTATTCTCACTAAAGTCAAGGAAATCTCCTCCGATAGTACCGAAATCATCATTCTGTTCATTTGACGAAATTAAATTATTTTCTGTGATTGCTGAAACATTAAATGCTGAGTCGACGGATCTTGTCGTCCCACCACTAATTGTAATATTTGTTCCTGTGACAAATGTATGATATTTGTCATCGCTTGTGTCGATATGGATAAGATGTAGTTTCTGATCAGAGTCTGACCATTTGGAAACTTCACCAGCGACTGTGATACCACTTGAAAATGTCTGTGTTGCAGTTTCACCTGCTGTAATAATACCACTTGTTCCATCAAGTGTGAGCACATAGGTGTATGCATAATCTTTTTCAATTTGATCAATAATATCAACGCCTGTATCAAGATCCTCATCATTATATTCGAACAACTGGGCTCTTAACTTAAATACAGGTAAATTACTTAATTGATAAAATGGTTGTTCATGCTCAACATGCATGATTTGAAAGAGTTTATTTGAAAGCGGTAAGAAAATTAAATCGCCTTCAAGCGGTCGAACTGATGTTACACCATTATCCATACGTGCAACTGTCTGAGTCCATCTTCGACGGGATACAATAAAGGTTGCTTCGTCTCTTATCTCAACACCGAATCGAGTAAAGAGATCACCTTCCCCATCGAATCCTTCTATGTTTTCAATGTACATTTCAATCTTATGTGAAGAATTAAATCGTGAAGGTATATCATCACCAAAGATTTTATCTTCAGCAACAATATCACGAGGTATGTAATAGACATCCTGACCATAGATCTTAAGAGATTCAATGACAATATCTTCGTAAAGATTTTGCTCTGATCTGACTTTGTCTGTGAAATATACGTTTCTTGCCATATTAACCTACAAAGAAATCTGGTGGCATTTCGTGTTCCATCCGAATAGTTTCTCTTAATTTGTCGATATCAGTTGTTGCATCATCAAATAATTGTCTACCATTCATTATCACTCCACCAGGAAGTTGCATACCTTCAAACTTAATCAGGTTTGCACCCCACTGCTGTTTAATCAGTGCAGTCGTATACTCTTTTAACCACATATCATTATAGACTGAAGTATGTGTATTTGGATCTATAATCTGATAGACTTCTGCAACAATATAATCATCAGCTTTAATATCCTTATCTGCAAAGTCACCAAAGATATAAAGCCTATTCTGCTTTCGAGAGAATTGTACTTGAGGGTGACCATTCAGTTTGCTATCGAGTAGAGATAGGTATTGTTGTAATTGTTCGTAGTAAGCAAGATCTCCAGCAAAGTTTTGTAGGTCCGCTATATTGTTTAGCATCATTTGATACTTGATATCGAAAAAATTGATAGCAGAGCCAGAAGATGCCGAGAGTGGAAAAAGTTTAGAAACGAAAAGTATATCTGAGGAAAGAGTAATATATTCATTTGTTACATCGTCAGAAGTCACTAGGTGCTTCAGGTATGTTCTGACTGTTGCATCAGAATGATATTCTTGGTAATACTGTATTGCTTCGTCTACACGATCCTCAACCTGGTCCTCATCAATGTTTATCTCGATCACAGGATCACCAAGTCTTCTTTTACAATAGTCTATCAGTGTTGCGCGAGATGATGGATTTGCCATAGGTTACTCCGTATTGAAAATATCTATGACTATTTATAATTATTTAATTCCTATATTAAAACTAATACTGATTCTAGCATCATCACTTTGACTCGGTTGTACATAGTGTTCTAACCAACTCGGAAATATAATCAAAGCAAGTCTTTCAGGTCGAACTGGAAAATTACTACTTTTTATTGCAGAAACATGAGATCTTACCTTGGGATCTACAAGTATCAATCCACCAGATTTTTCTGGTACATTACAATAATAAACTCCTGACAGTTCTCCTTCGTGAGTATGGTGTGCATTGAAATCACCTTTTACATTTATGTTTGCCCACATACTTTGAATATATGGTTCTAACTGAGTGTAGTTTTTCAATATACCTTTTGCTGCAACTAATATTGATTGATTAAACTCTTGAAAGATTGCATCTTCATGAATATTGTCTCTTGATTGCCAACCACCCATATTGCTTTTTGTTGAAGATTGTTCTGTGTTTGATATGTCTAAAATATAGTCAGTATAATCAAATGTCTGTAAATTCTGATCATTCAGCATAAATCCCCATATTGGGGTTTCAAAAAGATTATGTTGATTTGGATGCATCACTTCACCTTATATTGTTATTAATAATAATTCTTGGGCCAAGAGCAGGACTAGTTGACGTATGTTGTAATGAACCATCAAACAGTAAACAACGACCTCGTTTCGGTGATACTCTTTCTACGATTTTATCATTTTCGTATATCAGAGTATCACCATCGACTGTATTGACATAGTATATCAAAACGAGGTGAGGAGTTTGATAATCTACATGAATATTGTCAATACGATCGGATTCAGATAATTCAGGGCGATCAAGGGTTAGTCTTGCACGACTCCGAAAAACATTTTGTAAATTTGCGTTGATATTCAATTTATCAAATGCTTCAAGAAGTACTGGTTGGACCAAAGAATACTTTTCTGATTGGATTGTGACCGGCTCATGATTGTTGAATTCTTTATCCAGATAGAAACTATGTGAGAATCCTGGAACACTCCGTTTTGCCTGACCCCCAAATGATATATCTGGTACAAATGTCCAAGGAAGTTTTGCACATTCTTCGAAAAGTAATTCAGAATATTTGTCACCTATTACATTATCAATTACTTTCATCAATACCTCACATTGACTCTTGGATAAGGAAACACGTCATATGGCTGTATTGTAATACAAGTAGTACTATTCTGTGCACGATCTTTGTTTTCTACAATATGCTCGAGATGGAACTGACCCTGATTTACAATATCATGTATGGTATCATTCTTTGCTCTTTCAGAAATAGATCGAGGTATTATATTCCGATTCAACATATCAATTACTTTTTCAAGAGTATGATATGATCCGTAATGAGTAGAAGCAGAATCAATATAGATCTTACTATAGCTATTCATCTGTGGTAGAAATTCAGCAAGGAGCTGTAATATGTCAGATGGACCATGTGCAAAATCGGAGAAGAGTATATCGATTGGTGCTTCTGATTCTATCTCTTCGATTCGAACTGGATGAAACTCTACTGCTTTTCTTATCTGAAAAGAATCGATCAGATTCTCAATATAGAAAAGATAGTCTTCACGAAAATATTCACCCATCTGATCACGAGCATTCTTCAGATGATTCCATTCACTTCCATCATCAAAAGTGTGAATAATACCTTCATTATTTTCAATGAGTGCTTGTGCTGCCCATAGCATGGTTGTGCCAAGACCAGTACCAAGTTCTAGAATATTCTTTGGCCTCATCATCTTGATAATTGAGTAAAGATATATTCCAAAATCTTCAGTACCATATATTGGACCAACACGATCTGTAAATAGTTTTGTTTTCAAAAAACGTTCATAATCATTCATCATATTATAAGTCTTCAACTAACTCCTGCAATTTTTCATACCCTTCACGTTCTTCCATTTTAAGTTTCATCAAAATACCTTCGAGCTCGTTCGATTCAAGCTCGAGTATTTGTTTTGCAAGAACTGTTTCCATTAGCTATGATCACTTACAAACTGGTCGTACCATGTTTCTACATCTGCAGTCACTTGAGCATCTGTCATTTGAACAGGATCAATCTCGTTACCATCACTATCAAGCATTTCTTCTGTCATGAAAGGATGCGAAGCATGAATTGTTAGCTGACGTGTAACTAATTCACTTTTCGATAATTCAGTGACCGTATCTGGTACATAATAGTCTCTTGCGCTTTCTGGTTCTACCCATCCAACTAAAGTTCTGTCAATAGGTGAATGATGATAACCACCATCATCTACCCAAAGTGGAGCAGTAGCACCACCTTTATTATTAATAATTTCTAATTTATATTCTACAACAGGCATATAATTCTCCTTATCTAAATCTGTCTGATCCGTTTATCCATATAACAAGTGCCCACCTTTCACCTTCAGTGACTGGTGCAACACGATGTGGCATATAACTTGGAAATAAGTTAATTGATCCTTGCTCACGAATACCTTGTCTTAGCACCCCGTGATCGTTTACTTCTAAGTCTCCACCTTTGTATTTATCATCTGGAGAAAGCATAACTGAAATAGAAATCTTACGACAGGCTGAATGACCATGACCTACGTCAACATGCCAGTCATAATGACCATTACCATCATCTGAACGATAGTGAAGTAATTGAAGATCATGAGTAATACCACTAATGTTGAAACCGAAATGCTCGTGATTTGCCATTCCAACCGCAAGTACAAGTTTATTATAAATCCATCGAGTATTTTCATTCAGTTCTATGTTATATTGATCTACATTACGAACACTGAGATCCGTTTTTGATGTTGCTTCAGAACCAACTCTTGCCTTTGATGCATATTGGTTATTTGCATTAGCAATAATCTTATCACATTCTTCAGGAGTAAAAGCAAGTTTTGGTTTAAATCCACTATAAAAAGCTGCATATCCTGGGAGATGATCTGCCTGAGGAAGTATAGCCATTGTATTTGCTGAGAAATGATATTTGAATTCATACTTGTCTGGTTCTCCCATCATATCTTTTTCTACTACTTGTTTTTGGGCCGGTTTTTGCTGATTCTTAGTTTCAGCGCCAGTCCCAAGAACTGCTCTCTTATCATTTGCCCATTCTTTATGTGGACCGTTTGCGTCTACATAATGAAAGAAAACCTGTACCTGCCAATTACCTTTATATTCTGGTCTCCAGTGCACAAGTTCATTGCCACGATACATCACTAAATCACCTGGATCTATATTATAGGATGTTCCTGGATCGTTTTGATCTTGTCCAAAAAAGATTGGCCAAAGTGCTGAGTCAGGATCATAACCGAGTGTCATAGTACCAGATATTTCACACGAGGGTCGATCGGTATGTTTTTTGAGTCTATCACCTGGCTGATAAAGACGTGCATACGTATATGTCGGAAGTATCTCTACTCCAAGTTTTTCACCAAGTGGTTTTGCTAAATTAGCAAGTAACGCATCAAACTTCGAGTCACCATAGACTGACCAAGAAAGTGGACACTGTTCGTCTTGAACAAGCTTACCATTCTTATGAAGGTCGTGCATATGTTTTGTTAAATCTTGGCAAACATTTTTTGGTAATACATCTGCCAAGTAGATGTATCGATTCTTTTCAAAATATTCTGCGGAATTCATTTTCACCTCATAAAGTAATTATGTAAAGTTATATATATGTTTTCTAAACCTGTTGTCCTGCTGCACTAGATCTTATACCAGTTAGATCCCCTACATCTGTTGCATTACCATCTGCACTAAATGAAAATTTATCAATTGTGTTAACTTCTCCAGAAAACTCCCCACCGGCAGTATAACCACTAGCAGTTGAAGATTGACCGGCGACCTTATATCTTGCTTGTGTTAGATCTCCAACATCTGTTGCATTTGCGTCAGAACTAAAAGTAAATTTATCAATTGTATTAACAGGTCCAGGTGGTGCAAATCCACCAGAAGTATATCCATGAGTTGAAGAAGATTGACCTGCCAAAAAGTCTCTTGCTTGAGTTAGATTTCCTACATCTGTTGCATTTGCATCAGAACTAAAAGGAAATTTATCTATTGTATCTTTTCCTCCGCTAGCGTTACCACCCGATGCATAACCATTATCTGAAGATGATTGACCAGCCAAATGTTCTCTTGCTTCGGTTAAGTCACCTACATCTGTTGCATTTGCATCAGAACTAAAAGGAAATTTATCAATTGTATTAACAGTTCCGGAAGCATTTCCTGCAGACGTGTAACCACTATTTGAAGATGATTGTCCTGCTGCACTAGATCTTCCTTGTGATAAATCTCCTACGTCAGTTGCATTACCATCCGATGCAAACGGAAATTTATCAATTACATTGCTCAATGGTGCACCGCCAGAAGTATATCCACTTGCATCTGATGATTGACCGGTTGGTCTGTATCTTGCCTGAGTCAAATCTCCCACATCTGTTGCATTCGCATCAGAACTAAAAGGAAATTTATCTATTATGTTTGATAAAGTACTAGGGTTGTCAAGTCCGCCAGATGTATATCCACTTGTAGATCCTTGGAATATATATTGCGGAAAATAATCTGTAAAATAATCATCAGGTAGATCGTATACATCTGTAGTGACAGTAAAATTATTGACATACTCAAGACTATCGGCAATCAGTATCGCTTTTCCGTCTGATTCGATAATCATTGCTGTATCTGAAATATTATATACCATAACTCTATTTATCTATACCTGTTGTCCTGAAGATCCAGTCCTTGCATCTGTTAAATCACCTACATCTGATGAATTTGTATCAGAACTAAATGGATATTTTTCTATAATATTTGTAGCACCTGGAGTTGCTCCCCCAGAACTATATCCATGAGTTGTTGAGGTCTGCCCAGCTGCCCTATAGCGCGCTGTTCCTAAATCCCCAACATCTGATGAATTTGCATCAGAACTAAAGGGATATTTTTGTATTACATTAATAAGATCCCCATATGGTGGTCCGACTCCTGGCGATGGTATTTCGTTGCCGCCTGACATATATCCATGAGTAGTAGAACTAGCACCAGCCCCTTCGTCTTGAAACCCTAAAAGATCCCCTACATCAGTTGAATTTGCATCTGAAGAAAATGGGTTTTTATCGATAACATTTTGATTAGGTAGACCACTTGTTGCTGTTGTTCCACCTGCCGCATATCCGTGGGTTTTACTCATAGAAGGAGTCAAAAAATACCTACCTGAAGTCAAATCCCCAACATCTGATGCATTTGTATCGCTAGTAAAAGGAAATTTCTCAACGGTATTGCGGCTCGGATGTCCACCTGACATATATCCATGTGTCTCGGACATAGTACCACCTTGTCCATAGGTTCCTATAGTTAAGTCACCAACATCTGTTGCGTTACCGTCAACACTGAACGAAAATTTTTGTATTACATTGATATTGGGATATCCACCAGCTAAATATCCATGAGAAGATGAAGATGCCCCACCAGTGTGTCCATCATAGTTGTAAGTAGGTGTAGCAGTACTTCCTAGTGTATCTCCAACATCTGTTGCGTTAGCATCAGAGCTGAAAGGAAACTTATCAATAACATTACCACCTACAGTGTCAAGAAATGCTCCCGATGTATATCCAGATGTTGATCCTTGAGCTTGAGGAACAGTCTGAGAAAAACTACCCACACGCATTCGATCAACACGAAGTACTCGGTTGCCGTCAATGATTGGATCTCTGTTGACTCTATAAACCATTGTTACACCTGTTGTCCCGCATTACCAATTCTTGCTAGAGTTAGATCACCTACATCAGTTGCGTTTCCGTCTGTACTAAATGAAAATTTATCTATTATATCACTAACTCCAAGTGGAGAGGATCTACCAGAAGTATATCCATGAGTTGTTGATGATTGACCTGCTCCTTGACTCCCAGCTGCGGTTAAATCTCCAACATCTGTAGCATTAGCATCAGAACTAAAAGGAAATTTATCGATAACATTAGAATTTCCAGGTATTGATGGGCTATTACCACCAGATGTATAACCACTTGTTTTTGATGATTGACCAGAACTTACGAGTTGTCTTCCTTGACTTAGATCTCCAACATCAGTTGCATTCGCATCAGAACTAAACGGAAATTTATCTATCGTATTGACGATAGCTGGTGTGGCTCCTCCAGAAGTATATCCATTTGCATCTGAGGATTGTCCAGCAACACCGTTTCTTGCTTGAGTTAAATCTCCAACATCAGCTGCATTAGCATCAGAACTAAAAGGAAATTTGTCAATGATATTAACATTATCTGGGGAGTTACCTCCTGAAGTATAACCATTTTCAGTTGATGATTGACCTGCTGACGCAAATCCTACACGAGTTAGATCCCCAACATCAGATGCATTAGCATTAGAACTAAATGGGAATTTATCGATAACATTGTCATAACCAGGAACAGCATATCCACCAGAACTATATCCATTTCCAGTTGATGATTGACCAGCTACACGATTTCTTGCTTGAGTTAAATCACCCACATCAGTCGCATTTGCATCTGTACTGAATGGAAATTTATCAATTGTATCGACTCGCGATAGCTCTGGAGTAAATCCACCAGAAGTATATCCACTTGTTTTTCCTTGAGGAAAAGCGGGAAAATAATCTGTAAAATAATCTGGTGAAAGTGTCCGAATCGTATTCGTGACTGTAAGAGTTTTACCATCAGAATCATTATAATATACAGTACCATCAACAATCATATCTCTGGTGCCATCAGAGTCTGTTAGAATCACTTTATCGGATAGTTTATATTTTGATACCATAACTCTATTTACCCTTGATTCCCTGCGCCATAACGTCTAGCTTGAGTTAAATCTCCGACATCCGTTGCATTTGCATCTGTACTAAAAGGAAATTTTTCAATCACATTATCGACACCAGGATCTGTCTGACCTCCTGCTCCATATCCATGTGACCCAGATGAAGTACCTGTTGAACCATATTTTGCTACTAAAATATCTCCTACGTCGGTTGCATTGGCGTCAGATGCAAATGGGAATTTATCAATCACGTTTGTATAAGGTGGTATGAATCCTCCTGAGGTATATCCATTTTCACCTGATGATTGACCAGATGCAGCATGTCTTGCTTGAGTTAAATCTCCTACATCAGTTGCATTTCCATCTACACTAAATGGAAATTTATCAATTATATTACTACTTGCAGGTGGAAAAAATCCACCAGATACATATCCATGGGTTTCTGATGACTGACCAGCGATTGCCTGTCTTGCAGAAGTTAAATCCCCTACGTCTGATCCATTAGCAGATGCTGCAAAAGCATATTTTTCAATCACGTTACTTGCTGGCCCACCAGTAATATAACCGTGAGTTGGTGATTGTTGACCACCATGACCACCTTCTCTTACTGCTATCATGTCACCAACATCAGTGGCATTGCCATCGGATGCAAAAGGAAATCGATCAATTACATTTGATTTACCAGTTGGGCCAGGTGACGGTAAATTACCTCCTGCACTGTAACCATGTTCTGAAGATGATGCACCAGATGCTCTTTCCCTTGCTACAGTCAAATCGCCAACGTCTGTGGCATTCGCATCTGAACTGAATGAAAACTTATCGATTGTATTAACAGCCCCAGGGATATCTCCTCCAGATGCATAACCAAAACTAGCATCAGAACCAATTCCGTTGTTTACAACATTTGGTTCAATCGCTATAGCATACAAGTTCTCTATCTGTAGATTTCCATCTTGATCGATTACTGTACCTGCGTTGAGCCTATAAACCATTGTTACACCTGTTGTCCTGCTGCGCCATATCTTGCTTGGGTCAAATTACCTACATCAGTTGCATTACCATCAGATGTAAACGAAAATTTATCGATAGTATCAAATGTCTGAATTGGTGGTGGCGGTGCTGGATTACCAGAATTATATCCACCAGACGCATAACCATTTTCAGTTGATGATTGACCTGCAGATCGGTATCTTGCCTGAGTCAAATCTCCCACATCTGTTGCATTTGCATCTGTACTAAACGAAAACTTTTCAATAATATTGCTGTTTGGACCACCAGATGTATATCCATGAGTTGATGATGATTGACCTGAAGATTGAATTTTAGTTACGGTCAGATCTCCAACATCTGTTGAATTAGCATCAGCGGAAAATGGAAATTTTTGAATAACATTAGAGTAACCTGATCCCTCTGGAGTTTGATCTTGCCCCCCAGATATATAACCATTTTCAGTTGATGATTGGCCAGATGCATCTATTTTTATACCTAATAAATCCCCAACATCTGTAGCATTTACGTCAGCAGAAAATGGGAATTTATCTATTGTATTTGTACCAACTATAGGAAATCCTGTATTGGATCCTCCTGAAGTATATCCATTACCAGACGATGATTGTCCGGATGACGAAGCTCGACCTTGAGTTAGATCTCCGACATCAGTTGCATTCGCATCAGCACTAAATGGGAATTTATCGATGGTATTGATTGTAGGTGAGCCCCCAGATGTATATCCATTATCAGCTGAGGATTGACCAGATGCATTTGTTCTGGTTTGAGTTAGATCCCCTACATCTGTTGCGTTGGCATCTGAAGCAAAAGGAAATTTATCAATAACTGTAGAAAATGGTGGACCAGTTCCGCCAGTGGCATATCCACTCGTAGATCCTTGGAATGAAGAAAAATAATCTGCAATATAAGTCGGACTCAACGTATAATCAGTATCCGAAATTGTAATACTGTTCTCATACTCAAGACTATCGGCAATCAGGATAGTTTCTCCATCTGACTCAATAATTATTGCTGTATCTGAAATCTTATATACCATGTTACTATTTATTACACCTGTTGTCCTGACACATCTGATCTTCCTAGTGTTAGATCTCCAACATCTGTAGCATTAGCATCAGAGGGAAAAGTAAACTTATCAATAACATTTTCATATCCTAAAGTTGGACCTATACCACCTGAAGTATAACCACTAACATCTGAAGATTGTCCTGCTACTGAAGATCTTCCCAGTGTTAGATCTCCAACATCTGTTGCATTAGCATCAGAACTAAAAGGAAATTTATAAATAGCATCAGAAATAGGATTATTACCAGATAGATATCCATTTTCTGAAGAAGATTGACCAGCCGAGTTAGTTCTTAAAATAACTAAATCACCAACATCTGTTGCATTAGCATCTACTGCAAAAGGAAACTTATCAATGGTATTTGTAGGAATTCCTGGCGATGCCGATTGACCACCTGAAGTATAACCACTAACATCTGAAGATTGACCTGCCCCGAATCTTCTTGCTTGGGTTAGATCACCAACATCTGTTGCATTCGCATCTGTACTGAATGGAAATTTATCAATTGGAATAACTATAGGGAATCCACCACCAGATGTATAACCATCCGTAGAAGATGATTGACCTGATGCAGCATATCTTGCCTGAGTCAAATCCCCAACATCTGAAGCATTAGCATCTGTACTGAACGGAAATTTTTCAATAACATTTATTCCACCTGTATCCGATGGTATAAATCCCCCAGAAGCATAACCGTTTGATGTTGATGATTGTCCTGCTGTAGATCTCCTTGCTTGTGTTAGATCTCCAACGTCTGTAGCATTAGCATCTGTACTGAATGGAAATTTATCTATGACATTAACTTCAGTTCCTACTGCAGGATTCTGTCCTCCAGATGTATATCCACTCGTAGACCCTTGAGCCTGAGTAGAAGCTTTTCGAAAACTCCCCACACGAATCTCATCAATCACAAGATTATTATCTGTATCGATAATTTCTTTTTTTCGAGTTCCTGTACTTCCTACAAGAGGTAGACTAATTTTATAAACCATATTTCATCCTTGTGCTCCACCTCCACCATACCTGCTTTGTGCTAAGTTACCAACATCTGTTGCATTCGTGTCTGTACTGAACGGAAACTTGTCAATCACATTTGATACTCCAGGAAGCCAACCACCCATAGAATATCCATTTGTTGCTGATGAAGATCCAGCAGCTCCATACCTTCCTTGAGTCAAATCACCTACATCTGTTGCATTTGCATCAGTTGCGAAAGGAAATTTTTGAATAGCATTTCTATAGGTTTCTCCAGCTGGGCTCGGATCTCCATATCCTCCGGCAAGATACCCATTATCGACTGATGATTGACCCGCAACCATCGATGTGAAAAGCACATCACCAACATCGGTTGCATTTGCATCAGTACTAAAAGGAAACTTATCGATCGTTGTATTCCCAAAATTTGGTGGAGAAACCCTACCACCACTAGCATAACCATGCGTTTCTGATGACTGCCCTCCATTGATACCGAATCTTGCTTGAGTGAGATCACCTACATCTGATGCATTTTCATCTGTGCTGAAAGGAACTTTTTGAATCACATTACTCATACTCGGGGCTGTTACTGGACTAGTATTAGAACCTCCGGAAAAATATCCATGGGTGGCACTTTGCGATCCTGAAGCCCCTCTCTTTGTTGAATCTAGATCACCGACATCAGAAGAGGTTGTACTTGCAGCAAATGTAAATTTTTCTATTTGATTTCGAATAGTAGGAGCTACAACTGACCCACCTGCTACGTATCCATGAGTTGTTGACGATGCTGCTGCTGAAAGCTCTCTGGTTGTAATCAAAGCATTACCGATTGATACAGCATCCGTATCAGAAGCAAATGGATATCTATCACCTTGTAGAGTTTGCGTTGCTCCTGGCGCGCCATTTCTTCCACCAGCATAATATCCGAAAGTAGCAATCCCTCCTATCCCTCGAAATGGTTCAGAAGATGCAGGATGACGACGAACAGTTGCTGTTACATTTTCGAATATAACAGTTTTATCATCTTTGATTGTGTCTGATCCTGATACTTTATATGCCATAGTTTATCCTTGTGTCGCTGATGAGTTATCT